TTCAGATTCAAAACTTATTTTACCAGCACTATCTCCACCTTGATTACCAGCTGTGTTGCCTTGAATTTGATAATGAGTATTATTTAAACCATAACAACAACTACATTCACCCTTTTTATAAAAGTATATACCACCTTTTATACCCTCACTTGCTAATATCTCCATAACCAACTTCAACTTCTTATTCAAAACAACTTCTCCTTTTAATGATTTCATAATATTTTCGGAAGCGAGTGTCTTATGTGTTTCTCCTGCCGATATATACATTATATAACGTACATTTAATTTGTTAATAGAAAAGTGTTAGTAACTTTTTTTGTCATTTAAGGCTTGTAAAATAAGGTCCGTTTCAGACACAAAGAAAAATAGCCCCTATTAAAAGGCTATTTTATATACACATATTTAGTTTTTTACTAGTCTTCTTTTACACCCTTTTTAAATGCTGGGTGGTCACTATCTTCAGCAAAAACATAATCAATTAAAAACTTTGGAGCTATCGGCATTTTTTCAAGTGCACGAATCGGAATTTTTTCAAATGGCAATTCAATTTCTTTTTCTACAAGCTCATTTATTTTTGCAAGATATTTATCTTTTTTTTCTCCCTCTTTAACTTCATATTTACTAATCTTTTTATTTTCATCCATTACAGCTTCTCCATATTCTCTAATCAATTCATTTTGTTTTTCCTTAAACTCTTCAACCAACGGCACAACTTTATTAAAGATTCTATTTACCCAATATGCAACCTTTGTTGGAAGTGACACATTTAATAGACCCCTAAAATTATCATACGTATCTACAATTTGTTCTAAATTAGTTTTCATTATTATTATAATTAATTGTTAAAAATTACCATACTCAACTTGCAAACAAGTCAAACCAAGACTTCTCCACATATCAACAACACGATTCCTATCATCAAATATTGCCAGTATATTATATTTGTCTTTTAATTCTTTTTCATATATCTCTCTTTTAACTATTGCGTCATTACGATTATCACCAGTTTTCCTCATAAATATTTTATCATGTGGAATACTGTTATCATAAAGCCACTTAGCTGTTTCAAACTTACAATCATCAGTCCGACCGGAAACTATGATTATTGGTAAACCAGATTGAGCAAGCAACCTTGCTATCATAGCCACATTATGATTTACAGTATCAGTGTGCACCAAAGAATAATCATATGGGCTTCGTCCATTCATTTTAGCAAGCGTTCCATCAACATCAAACACATAACAATTTTGTTTATTATCACTCCATTCTGGTGGTTTCGGTCTTAAATATTGGTCATACATTCGGAATATAACCTTAGCACCAACTGACTTATCTCCACGCTTTGAATCACGTTCTACACATTCCATAACAGGCACATCAAAAAACTTGACCTCAAACTCGGCCTTTATATTGTCAGCAACTTCTTTCCATGCTTTTTCGTGTGCAAAGTTGGTATCATCAACAACAACATTAAAACCTGAATCCAGCATAAACAAAGCCAAGTCTTTTTCAAGCGTAAGTATATTTTTCTCATTATTTCGGCTCCACTTGCTGCCGTCAATCATCATACGCATATCATCTTTATTTACACGCTTCCAACCCTTGTTAACAAGTTCTTTAGCATATGTACTTTTTCCACTAGCAGGTAGTCCTTTTAAAACTAAAAGTTTACTCATATAACTCATCTTACTATTTTTTTAATTATAGTTGTAATTTCCCAATTTCCAAAACTTTTTGTTGATACTTGATTTACTAATTTAGTCTCAAGTGAATTAGTTTCTTTTATTGTTAATAATAATCCACTGAATAATTCCTTTTGTTTTTGATTTATAAACTTAATTAATTCCAATTTCCTGCTCATTTGATTGTGAAGATTCTAAATCTTCTTCCCCTAAATCAAGTAAAGCTGTTTCATGCTCTAAAAACTTAGGAGATTTAGCTTTTAATATTTTAGGGGTCAAACCATCTGCACGAATACAAATCCCTTCATCAACTATATCTTTATTATCTCCAAGCCATAAAGCATTTCTATAACCACCATGTAAGTCTTCAAAATACCTTACATCTAGAAATTCTTTAACTAAATTAAAATCATTTTCCAACAACCTATACATAGGCCCTTTCCATAACTGTGCAACATATTTTAACCCATTTTTGTTACAAAATTCAACAACTTGGTCCCAAGATAAATCTGTTGTTAAACCTTGTCCATTTATAATTGCTATTCTATAAACAAATAATTCACATGTTCCATGTGGTAAACCATAGGTATAATTTTTTTGTATTGGTTTTCCATCTGGTGTCCAACCAACGAGCTCCGCATATACTAAATAATTTTCAGGAAGTAATCCATCAAGTTTATGTCCTTCAAGTGACCATAAATCCATTTCATAATAGTGATTTTGATTTGGATTATTAGAATCCTTTATTACTTTTCTGCTTCCATATAAGTAATCATATTCAGTTTTTACAATTTTAGCTCCAAACCAAGCAGCCACGGTCTCCACCACGGTCTTTTTATGGTTAACCATAGTGTTTGCTATCCTTATTGATGTACCATGAATCTTTTGTGTAATTATTACTTCTTTTGAAGGGTCTATCTTGTCATAATTCTTAAAAAAGTTTTCTGTGTCAATATGCTCAGGCATAAACTTTTTATCAGCGCGAACAAACCCACGGTCAACTATTTGTTGTTGTCTGCCAGCTTTAACTGGTACCATATATTTTCTACAAATTTCATGACCATTCAAAGTATCAAACTCATCACCTTCTTTTAAAAGACCAATATCAATTCCAGTATAACCCAAACTTGATAATGGCATAAAGAATCCATTTGATACATTTCCTTTGAACTTAATAGCCCTTATTCTACGATTATCTTCTAAATATCCTTTTTCATCTGGTCTTATATTTTTATCGGCATGTCTGTATAAATTATTGTTATAGCAATATTCATCTGATAATTGTGCCTCAGCTGGAAAAAACACACCCAAACTAGCTGGTGTATCTTTACTTACTATAACTTGAAATCCAAATATATTTGCACCTTCAAGTTTATCAAGTCCTTGCAAACTAAATCTTACATTTGGTAAATGTACAATTGTTGCTGCATAATTACTATTTTCTGGTTTTTCTATTTTCATATTATATAGTTTTTAATTTTGAACAATATTCATGCCATTTTTGTTCATTTATTTTCCTTTGTTTTCTGACCGATTCAGAGTTTGGTAAAAATTCACCATCTTGATTTTGTATTATTTGACGAACACGAGATATATTATCACCATTTTCAAAGTCAAGAATATCTTCAAGAAAAACATATGGTTTACATTCTACATTATTACTATCCAATCTTTTAATTCTACTTGGATAATAAACGGTCCAAAACTTACACATCAACCATTTGTCAGAATCACGTGATTTTGGATAATCTCTAAGAATTTTATATACCTTTTTCTTTAATGTATCAATCATTAATTTAGTTTTGTTTTAACTGTTTCAATAATTTTTTCCATCTTTTCATTCTTGAAATTTTCAAACAGACCAACGTATTTTCCAGATTCTGTTTCTTGTTTATACCAAATATATAATACAGCACGAAGCCTTTCACTTGGTGTCTTACCTTCAACTTCAGCTTTATCGTCTGGTATGACCAACTCATTTTCATTTGGTGCAAAGCAAAGCCAACCTTCAGCATTTCGCAATTGCATTATTAAAAATAATTCTTCTGAATTTAATTCTCTTGTGTCAAAAGAAACTGAAGCAGACCCATCTTTACGAATACGTGGAGGATTTATTATTGCTGGTAGTATTAGTTTCATTTTATTTTATATCCATCTTTAAATTTTACTAATTCTTGATTTGCACTTAAATGACATATTCCACCTTTTTCACTTTCACAATAACTATACATTCCATCAAGATGTCTAAATATAAAGAACTTACTTCCGTCACTTACAGAATTATATATTTTAGAATCTTGAGGAATGTCGTATAGTTTTATCATGTTAAAATGGAATATCTTCTGGGTCAATATCCTCTTCTGGATAATCAATATCACCAGTTGGCACTGCACCTTGTTTTGATGTATTTACTGCAGCGCGAGATTTTACAAAGCTTCCCATATTTCCAGCTATCTTTTCGGTATTGGCAACCAAAAACTTCCTGACACGCATAAAGTGCATTTTCCAATCATCTTTATCAAAATTTTCTGTATCACCTTCTGCTTTTGGTAAATCGCCTTTTGGTAATTTCTTTTCTGAATCCCAAAACGCATTCTCAATCTTATTACCATTTTGATATATTGTTATACCTCGGCGATTCCTCTTGTTGTCGTCCTCAAATGCATATGGGGCTAGTGTAACCTTCTGAGACAAATCAACGTTTGGAAGTTTCTTCATGAAGTCATCAGCAAAGTTTGATTCAACGTTCAAACTAATTGTTCCATCTCCATCAAGTTCAATATTTAGGCTTTTACCATATTCATTGTCGTTGAAACTTAACTTTGAAATGAAACCCGAAGCTTCATCATATACCAATTCAATCTTTGAGTGCTTGCCACCTTGTTTATCCTCATATTCCCTTTTGACCGAGTTCACAGTACCTTCTGGGACTGTTTGGTGAAATTTACCATCTGATAATACAGATATAAATGTCCTATTTCCAAATTTTGATTTAAGTTCCATATTAAATAATCTTATTAAGAAGATTTGTAACGTGTGTATCAATAATCTTCTCTTCATTATATTTATAATCATTAACTATTTGCTTTCTTTTTGCAAGATAACTATCCCAAGCTTCAAGTAATGCACTTTTTTTATTGAACTTCATTTCAGCAAGATTATCATCAAGTCTTTCTTGATAATCAGCAATCTTTGCATTGATTCTTTTCATTACCAAACTCTTTAACGAAACACCACCAAATAAAAATTTAAACATATTTTATAATTCTATTAATTCTAATAATTTTTCATTAACTTCTCCTAATATTTTATGTTGTGCTTGAAGAGCCGACCTTATATCATCTTCAAACGTTTCACGTGTAACCTCAATAATGTGTATTGGGTGTACTGAAATTAATGGATTATACCCAACAAAATATAATTTTTTAAGCTTCGGATTAACAACAAAATATTGAACACATTGCCACCTATAATCATCTGGAATTTCATTTGTTAACCAAAGTTTCACATAATTCTTACCAGCCGGACACTTTACTTCAACAGCCTCTGTATCATTTGTATTTTTAACATATCTATCTGGTGATTGTGCAATATCTTTATCCTCATCACTTTCAATTATTCCAACTATTTCTGTACTTAAATCAGTCTCAAATTCAAATGCTGCTATTGCTTCTGGCTCAAGTCTATTACCACGCTCCATGTCTGTCTCATAGTCACCCTCAACACCAACACTTAATTTATTTGCAATTAACTGATAATATGCTTCCTTTCTTTTATATGGTGTACCCATTATATCTTTAAGAATAGTACCAGTTATTTTTCCTTTACGGTCATGAAGCCATTGGTCTGTTTTTTGTTCAACATTATTCTTTTTCATGCTTGATTCTATTTTTAGCTTCTATAATAGTTGGGTCTTGTCGTTCGTCTTCTGAAAGTGAAATCCAAACTTGTTTTAATTCCTTTTTAGTCATAACTGATTCCAACTTTTTTATTGTTTCAGATATATCATATGGTACACCAATATTTGCGATAACTTCTGCATAATATTTTTTATGTGTATCAAGAAACCAATTTCTCCAATGTGTAACGGCTTCTTCAACAGTTTTAAATTCCCCTAAACCCAATTTACTAACCAATTCAACAGCCGCATTTGTTGCATTAAAGAAAGCTATGGATAAACCCTTCCTATATTGTGCGTCTCTTAAAATTTTATCATTTTCATTATCTTTTGCCATTATATTTTTTACATTATTTCTAATGAAACTATCATTGATTTTTCCATCTCATCATATTTGAAAGCACAAAATTCACACATATTACCATTTTTTATTCTATTAAGTAGTGAATTTTTAAATTCATTTCCACACGTAAAACAACAATTTTTTATTCTACTTTTTATATCAGCACAACCAACACATATATCTTTTTTATATCTCAGAAAAGTTGGTTCTTTTAAATACTTAAACTCACGTATCAAAACTTTACTAACCTTAAACTCTAGACCATTTTCCCTTTTTAATTCTCTTATATCATATGTATAAGTCAAAAATGGTTCATCATGAAATACACCAGTACAATATTTACATCTATCTAATTTAATTAATGAACATGATTCACAATAATGACTATTACATGGAATATCCGTATCTTGGCAATTATTATTTTTGCATTTATTTGGAACAACTATACCACAAACAACACACTTGGTAAACTTCTTATACTCAAACGGTTTGAATGTACGACCGGTTAATTTTTTAATTTCCATAAATTAATTATAGCATGTGCCCCAAAAAATCAAGAAAAATGTGTTGGTAACTTTTCTGGGTCTGTGCCATTTGATGAAATAATAATATAAAACATATCATTTACAAGTTTATAAACCCTAGCTTCTTTATCCTCATCTGACATGCCTAAAAACGTAAAATTGGTCCTGAAAAACTTTGATAACTTATTCTTTAACTTTATTTCTTGTGATTCTGTCATTTATTTAAGTGCTCTATTACTGCTTTTGCTATATCATCAGTGATACCGACCAACCACGATGTCTTGAAAAAATTAGGCATTTGTTCTGGTAACATATCTGAATCATCATCAAGAATAGCATATTTATCTATTTTATATTTTGAATTATCAAGCCATGCTTTTATTTCATCACCGCGCACACTTCCGATGTCTGGTGTCTGGTCATATAAACTTACTATTCTTTTGTGAATATAATCCACACTATCTTTATGGTGCTTCCATGATGATGACAACACAACTTTGCAATCAGTTTCTAGAACAATCTTACCAACAAGAAAAGCCATATATGGGTCAATAGGGAAATTAGCATGAATATCTTTTCTAAAAGTATCTTGACAATTCATAACCCCGTCCACATCTAAAAATAGAATTTTCATATCGCTATAACAAGATTATTTATTGCTGGTAATGGTTTATATTGTGCTTCCAAATTAGCAAATATCTCATCAACTATACTATCATCTTTGTTTTCAGCGCGATTAAATGAGTTCTGGGGTAGTTGTAATTGAATAGTTGGGTGTTCATTCACACGTGTTATTAAATCGTTGGCTGCTTCATAATGATTCTCATATATATGAGCATTCGCAATTACATGCGTATATAAACCGGGTTTTACACCAAGTTTTTGTGCTATCATACTTTGAAGTAAAGCAAAACCAAATATATCAAATGGACAACCAAGAATCATATCGTTACTACGAACAACATTCATCATATTTAAGCGTCCACCAATTATATTAAGTGTAAAAGTATATGGACATGGAACATTTTTCTTTGGTGTACCTAAAAATCCATCATCATCCGGGTCCCATGTAATAACTACAGCATGACGAGATGATGGGTCAAATGCAAGACACTTAATAACTTCAAGCAATTGGTCTTTTTTAAATCTTTTTCTCCAGCGGTAACCATAAGCAGACGATAAGGTACCGTCATCATCTAAAAATGCATTCCATATTTTTGTATATCTTTGTAAAAATTCTGGGTCCTTAGAACCTTGTATAAACCAACATTGCTCAGCTATTGGTGATTTAAGTGGTTGTTTTCTTAGTGTTAAAACTGGAAATCCATCTTTTTCTAAATCTAAAGAAATACAAACACCGGGTAATGCTTTTGTTTTTAAACCAGTTCTTTGGTTTAATTCCTCAATACCATTTACCATAATTCTTTTTATGGTCTGTTGATACACTTCATCAAATTTAGTCATTTTTAAAATATACTTTATTTATATTAAATTTTTTAATCTCAACCTCACAATTATTACAATATTCATTGTGACCATACATAAACATATCAACCAAACCGGTTATTTTTTTATCTTTTATACTTCTTATAGCACGAATTTCCGCATGATTCCTATATAATGCACAACCAGGACACACCCAATACAAAACATGACCTTTAATACCTATTATTTTTCTTAAACAATGATTCTTATGCCAATTAATAAGCCACTTCCATTTTATTGTAGCTTGATTTGAACCCCTTCCTATTACTTTAAAATTATTTACAATAACAACACCTATTGGTCTTCTTAAATCTGTAGAAAGTTTTGATTCTTCTTTAGCTAAATTAAAATATTCTTGTAACATGATTTAATTATACTAAAGATAAGTTTATTTGTATTAAAAAGTTACTAACACTTACTATATACAACACAAAATTTGTAATATGTAAATAATGATGTAAGTTCTGGGGCGTGGTTATGTTTTCACGCATTCTAGTTACGGTTTCCAAAGCTTTTATTTTTGCAGTCCTTCTCAGTAACCTACCCGAGAAGTCCAGAGACTTTCCACCCGCAGAGGAATCTTGTCTTAAGTTAGCAATAAGATAAGCCAACGGCCGGTCGCCCATCAAATTGTTTCCCTAACTGGCTGATTCTGTGCAGCCACGCTTGTGCGATACATTGTAGTTATTACATTTCCTAGAATCCACCTCGCCGGGCCCACCCGGTCCAGTGAACGTTAGACCCTCGCAAGGTCTTATTCCGTCACCCAGAACTTATATCACTATTTTAAAGAACAAACAACTGGGCACGGATTGTTTACATGAAGCTGTCCCAATAAAAATATTGGTGTTTTATGTCAGCCAACTATCTAGAATTGAATCTGACCCAACCCATAACCGCCACTCAAACAGCAGAATAGTGCCCATGTGTTTATTCTTTAAATGAACTTCATATATTATATCATAGTCTTAAAAAAGACCCCAAAAATGTGTTAATAACTTTTTGTGCATAGTGATAGAATTGAACTATCGGTGTCCCTAAGGACTTCGGTTTTACAGACCGACCCCGCCCCATACGAGTATAACTATGCAATTGCTTGGGCTCATGGATTCGGACCACAATTCACAGCTTCAAAGGCTGTTGTACTACCATTATACGAAGCCCAAATTTATTTCACATCATATTTTTTCTTACCACATAATTCACAATTATATATTGTAAATGTTTTACTGTCTAAATATTTTGGTTCATATACTTTTGTAACAATAAACTTATGTTCACCTTTTGTAAATTTACAAATCTTTTTTCTTTTTAAACTTTTTACTAATTCTGGTTTTTCATTAGAAAAATAACGAATAGCATTTTTATGTGAAGCTTTCGTCCAACCAAAAACTCTCTCAATTCTTTTTATTTTATGTTTACTACTCATTTTACTTTATGCGGACAAATACCATTATTTAAATTTCTACCAATATTACAATTATGACATAGTATTCTAAAACCTTTTGGAAATTTATTCTTTATTAACCAAAAAGCTATATTAGGATTTTTAATTGATAAAACATGTTTTCTCCCACCTCCATTTATATGGTCAATTGCTAAAAATTTATATTGCTTTTCACCACAACACTCACAACACATTTTTCCATTAGAATAATAATTTATAGCAATTCTTCTTTGCTCTATTTTATAATTCTTTGAATATTCAGTTTTATCAATTTTATTTTTAAACGGACACATTGTAGCGGGCCCCAGAATCGGACTGGGTCCTCAAGGTTATGAGCCTTGTGTGCTACCATTACACTCACCCGCTCCATATATTATATCATATTATAAAAAAAGTTTAATAAAATGTGTTAATAACTTAAATAAAAAATACACTAAGAGCTTTGAAAAGTTTTCTTAGTGTATACCTGAATAGTCAGGCAGCTTTTTGTGCTTTCTTTGCACGTACCACACGCTCAAGAAGTTCAAGCACCTCCTCTGCACCCATTAAACCAAAAACATCATGCCAACTTCTGTGACGTTCAATGTTGAGCCACAAAAGGTTTTGACGTGATGAATCCCCACCCCTTGATTTTGCTACAAAAAAGTGGTGCTTGTTCATTCCGGGGTGATGGTTGCGTTTATTTCTGCGCTTTTTGTGTTTCATGACCCCCTCCTTTGAGTTATTTTGTTTACAACGTTCTATCAGTTTATTATATCACTTATTTAGAATCGTCTTGAACTTTAATTGCCCAAAACAACCAACGATTAAAACTTTGACCACGATTATCCATATCTTTTGCTATTGAAACTAAATACCATAAATCAACCGTTGGTATAAAACTTAACCAGAATGAACAAAAAGATTTTACTGTAATTTTTTTGAATGCAATCTTTTTATATTCTTGAATACTTATTTTGTTATGTTTTATTCTATTTTGTTTTAACCATTGAACATAACTTTTCCAAGCCTGCTTTTTATAATCTTTTTCATAGTAATTATAAAGTTCTGCAAAAAGTTCTTGCCGTTGATTAAGTGTCTTTTTAGGTGGAATTAAATCCAACCTATTTTTATATTCATCTAAAAGTTCTTGAAATGTTTTCATCTATATATTTTTTTAAAAATCAGTTAACTGAGTTTGAGGTTTTTTAGACAGCCCCCCTTACCCCCAAATTAAATAAAAAATTCGGAAAAAGGTTTGACTGATTCGTTAACTTGAGAATCGGCCTTTCACTTAACGGTTAGTGATATTTATTTTACATCGTTTCACTTAAACCCCCCAACGATTTAACTATCATAACACGTCAGTAAAAAAGGTCTCAAAAATATGTTAGTAACTTTCATGATTAAAAAGTTACTAACACTTTTTTTAGCTATTTAAAAGGCACATGATATGATATATACATGTCACCAGATAAACAATTTAAAATTAAAAATGATGGTAAAATAAAAGAAGCAAAAAATGGTTGGAAAAAAGATAATCAAGAAGGTAAAGTTGATTATACTTTAATACCATATGAAACACTTTTAAGACTTGCTTGGCATTTTACAAATGGTGCAAAAAAATATGGTGAAGGAAATTGGAAAAAAGCAATTGAGCCAGAACAAATAAAAGAATATATGAAAGCTGCAAATCGTCATCTTGAACAATGGAAAAATGGTCAAACTGATGAGGACCATGCAAGTGCTTGTATTACAAATATAATGATGTATGAATGGTTAACACACCACCAAAAATAAAACAATGCCAGTCGTGTGGTTGTACGTGGAATCCAAATGATAAAGATACCATTTTAATGTTATATAGTGGTAAAAAAAATAATAAAGAAAGAGAATATATTTGTAGGTCATGTGTAAGAAGTAGACAACAAATTGGAAAAACAAAAAGGATTATAAATGAGTTTAGTCTTTGTTCAAAATAATATGGAAAATACAAAATTTAAAGTAGGAGATAAAGTAGACAAGATAACCGGATATAATTTTCCGGGTACGGTCGTATCTGTGTTTACAACAACAACTGGTAAAATTAGACTAGTTGTTGAAATGGATAATTTTGGGCTATTACACATTTTTAATGAAGAAGGTTTAAGAAAAACAAATGAAAATTAAAAAAGAATCACAAGATATAATAACACCAACCAAAGGTCACCCAACTGACGCTGGATATGATATATATTCACCAGTTGATATGATTGTTGAATCACACATGTCTCCAAGAATAAACCTTGGGGTCGGTTTTGAGGTACCCAAGGGTTATGTTGGAATTATATCCGAGCGCTCAAGTCAAGGTAAAAAGGGTATAAGTACAGTTGGTAATATTGTTGACCATGGTTATACTGGTAATGTTCATGTAACTTTAATTAATGATGGTCCAGAACCATATGTAATTAAGAAAGGTGATAGAATATGTCAGATATACTTTTGTGCTATATTAATGGAAGATTTAGAAGAGGTTGAATCATTTGAACAAACCGAGCGTGGTGATGGAGCTCATGGGTCAACCGGAATATAAAATTATGGAAACATTTTTAGGTCACACAATTCCATATTGGCTTGAATTAGAAAAAAAAGCAAAACAACTAAATGTTGTTAAATTAATTCAAGAAATTGCAAAACTTCGTGGAAAAGTTAGTTTTTATGAATCAAGGCTGGAAGAAATGAATACTTTCAAGAGGTTATCTTAATTATTAATGTTTTTAACGTGTTATAATAATAAAATGTCAAAAGGAATCTATAGTTTATATTGTTTGTTTGCGGTTGTCTATACGTTTATAGTTTGGGGTTTTTGGTGGGGTTTGTTATCAATTATTCTACCTATCTTTCCTATGATTGATTTGGTTAAACATTTTTTTTAAACTAATATGAACGGGTTACAGTACAGAAAATTAAGAAAAAAGTCTAATAAAGATGATAAAATATTAGCAAAAAGAAACAAAGAAAATAACAAATATTCAAATTGTAAAGCCGATTTTGTTTCTAAGTTTTCTCAATTTAATTCCACTGACGACCTGTTCGTTTTAGTTGATACTTTGAGAGCCGGTATATGCTTATTAAATATGGCCGGTTTTCCGACCGATGAATTTCTAAAATATGAAAAAAAATAATATTCCCGATATTTATTTTATAGATATTGAGACGTCTCCGTGGTTATCGTTATGTTATGGTACAATTTGGGAACCAATAGTTGTAAAAATATTGAAGTACACACAAATTCTTTCAATGTCTTACAGAAAATTTGGTGACAATGTTACACATCACTTAGCACAAAATCAGTTTAAATCATATAAACCAGGTAAATTAAATGATAAAAAACTGTTGATAGAAATATCAAAAATAATAAACTTAGTTGCTAAAAATGGTGGCTATTTGGTTGCACACAATGGTGATAGTTTTGACTGGAAAATAATTCAGGAGCGGGTTATATATCACAGACTTCCACCACTACCAGATATATCAACACTTGATACTAAAAAATTAATTAAAAATGTATCTAAATTACCAAGTAATAAATTAACCCACACATCTGTATTTCTCGGTAATGGTACCAAACTTAAACACGAGGGAATGGACATGTTTGTTAGTTGTATGGACGGAGACCCAAAAGCTTGGGCGACTAATGAAAAATATAATAACAAAGATGTTGATATAATGCATGATGACTTCCGTGATTTAATGCCATATGTTAAACTTCCCGTTACATTTTCAAGAATAAATACCGATGATGACCACAAAATAAATTGTTCAAACCTCATATGTCTTTCAACAAATCTAAAAAAGAATGGTTTAAGGAGGGCTGTAAATGGTTGGAAGCAATCATATCAATGTAAAGATTGTGGTAGATATACAACAGATACAAGAATAATTAGGGATAAAAATGAATAAAGAAAAAAAAGAAAAAAGAAATATATGTCAAATATGTGGAAGACCTATAATGCTTGCACAATTTTGGGACCGTATAACTAAAAAATTTGAATGTAACCGCTGTTATTTAAGTAAAGATAGTAAAATAACTCTTAAATGGGATTCTAATGAAGGAAATAACGTCGGTTAGTCGTGCAAAAAATGTATTGTACGAACTTTCACATACATATATAAGAAAACGAGATAGCAAAGACCCAGATTTTGTTGCTGGTAATTGTTTTGATTGTGGCGTTTGGTGTGAGGGGGGTAATTTTCAAGCTGGTCATTTTATACCAGATTCAAAAGGTTTTATAACAAGGTATCACCCACTTAATATGCATGGCCAATTTTCTGGTTGCAATATGAAATATCAACAGGAAAAAGTTAAAATAAATTATACTATGGCTATGATTAAAAAATATGGCAAAGCATATGTTGATAAGCTTATACTTCTTTCAAATAAAACAGTTAGAACCGACCTTTCAATATATCTAAAGCTTATTGATTTATATAAGGAGGGAAATGAACCCAAAATCATCAAATATATTGAATCTTTGGCTTAAATGGGTGAATATATACCTTTTGTGTTTTTAACTCAAACCGGGTCAATTTCAAAAAATAGGCCCTATTAAAATAAGGGTATTTTAGCAGAAAAAAACACCTCTTTTGAAGGTGTCTCTTTCTTTATAGCTTACAGTAGACCGTGAAGTGTTTCTTTAGTTGCTTTGAGTAAAATGAATACTTACCACCATTCATAATTGCCCTATAAGCTGTCCAACGATTTCCTTCACCATTTGCTATACTATATGTAGTTAATTTGAGTTGGTCAAATTTAGATGTATAATTCAAATCCTCTTCGTACTTAACATTGAATTTTTGTTCAAGGTCTTTCCATGTTGGTTCTTGAATTTGGGCAATCCCCTTTGACCTACCACCATCACCGATAGCCTTATGACTACCACCTGATTCACACTCAATAACTTTATTTACGACCTTTGAATCTGCGCCATATATTTCAGAGAAGAACTCAACTTGCTCTTTAACACTTTTATCCTTTAATGGAATGTTAGGAGCCTGAGCATATGTAGATGTTGCCATGAAAACAATCATGACTGCACCTATTATGATTTTAGTAAACATGATTATCTGGATATAGTTCCAGATAGACTTTATTTACCAGCGTACGGTTGACTTGAATCTCCCTTGTTTGAGAAATAAAAAGACGAAGCCGCAACTGCTAACAACATAAATTGGTCTACTGGAAGAATACCAGTAATAAAGCCAGTACATGCTGTTACAGTTAATAAAACAAAAACGAGTTTTGAAGCACTTTTAAATATATTCATAATAATCTAATTAGCTAATAATAGCCCATATACATTATATCATGTATAAATAGTTTAACACAAAAAAGTGTTAGTAACTATTGTATACCCTTTTCGCGTTTAAAAGCGTTAAATGCTTCGGTTAATGTCTTATAATTGTTCATATTCTCACAAACAAATTGATAAAAATCCACTAAAAGTATTTTGTCGTCTACTACCATAATTATTTTGTTTTAACTTCTAATCTTAATGGCTTTAAATCTAAGTGAACGTGGTTTGAATTTGAATATACTGTAATTCCAGTTATACCAGCTTTTATAGCACCCTCCACAATTTTTCGTACTTCTACCCAATTTCGTGCGCGTATATCAACCCCAGTGCCTTCTAAATGTGCTGAAGTAGGTGAACCACCAACTTCTTTATTCTTTTCAGGTGTTCTAAATCCAGATGTAATAACAAATGATATACCAGCAAAACCGCGCGCTTTATCAAGCATATCAACAAAGTGGGTCTTTAAACCAAGTACCTCCTTCTCTGTAAAATAGTCCCATTTCTTAACTACATCTTTTCTGAATTTGACAATAGGTTTTAATGCATATGCTATTGTTCTATTTCTGTCTCTTAAAAATGGTGCATATGATTCAAATTCTTTTGTCATACTTAATAAAACTATTGCATGACGTGGGTTTTCTTTTGTAACAGCTATTTGAATAGGTGCTTGCTTAAGTGCGGCATTTAATTCAATACCTGTTTCTACTGGAACCCATTCGTAGTTTAATTTATACTTCCCGTCGGCGCCTTTTTCAATCATCATTTCAAGAAATGCTTTTGCTTTAGCATATCTTTCAGGGGTAAGATTTTTTTTATCTAAATATTCTAATTGATTTGTTCCACCCATTGGTAAATCTTTTTCTGGTATCAAACCAACGTTTCGGAAGTCGTCCCATACAGCTGGTAAATATTGACCTGTTGGCATAGTACCGTTTGATGTAGCAGACCATCTATCCGAGAAGTTAAACTTACCATCAACAATATACCCATTATCAGTGCACCATTTTACTTGTGCTTCCGAGAATAGACCTTTTGATAAATGAAAATTAGCTAGACTTTCTAGGTCGTTTGTAGCTGAAAATGTTGAACAAGACATTGTATCAAATTTAAAAGTAAACTGTTTTTCATCATCTGGTCTATATTCAACCCAGTCGCCATTATGGTTTACATCTTCACCTGTTAATGGTGAATTTGCACCCAACACATAATCTCTTGGATTATATTTATATAAAAACCCTGTTTGTTCCATATTATTTTAGTCTACTTTTTATAGTAGATACATCATTTTTAATAACAGCGACATCTGTTACAAGTTGGTTTATTTTTTCACTTAATGTTGCTTGCTCCTGCTGTTTAGCTTCAACAGAATTTAATCTTGAGTTTACACTTCCGTACCATAAGACCATTGTTGTCATGAAGGCAATCAACATCCAGTTCTGTCTTATATTTTCCATAAATATTTTCATGTTATTCCTTAATTAAACCAAAGTGTTTATCATGCCATTTTTTATACTCAGCAAAAGTTTTAAACTCTCCAGAATTTGCTAATAATGAATTTGTTTTAGAAATATCCCCATATATTGTTTTTCCATTTGAAATTTTTTCTAAAACTTTCATTTGTTGTTTTGTTAATGGTTTTATAGTGTCAACATTTATAGTATCTCTAACCACACCAATCCTAGTAGAGCTTGAATCATTCATGAATTTACTTAGTGCTTCAACTGGTTTAAAATCGCCATCTAATGCTGCTTGCGCTATTTCTCGGTGGTCAACGGTTCTACCTTTCATATATTGTCTATCGCTGGGTGGTGCTAATTTTTTACCACTTGAATCAATCATTTTACCATCAGGTGTTATAAAACCAGCTTCATCTGCAATAGAAGTTGTACCATATTCTTTTATGGCTTTGTTTATACTATCATCTGATTTTTTTATAGGTGTAGTTTTTTTGTTGCTAATTGCACTTTTTAGATTTCCTTTATTCATTTCAACTTTTTTAAGTGGAATACTTTCACCTTTCTTTAAATCCCAAACTGCGTCTTGTTTACCTTTTAATGCTACGCGAAGTGCTTTATTTACATCACCAGTAACAACACTAACGTCCATAACATAATTATCACCATCTTTCCATACACAAAAATGTGCGTCAGGTTTTGAAAGTTCATATTTAAATTTAGTTTTAAAATCATCTATTGATTTTTGAGTAAATTCAGCAACTGGAACCTTTGTCTCTGTTGCTTTACTTGGTGATACAACATAGCCCTTAGTTGGCATTTTACCATCAGCATTAACAGTAATGCCGTCATTCTTTTTGATATGTTCAAGTATACCTTCAGTTGTTTTTAGGTTTATTTTTACTGGTTTATTTTCAGGAATAAAATCTTTAAATATTTCTTTTAATTGATTTTCAACACCAGCAGCTTTAAGGTCCTTAATCTTTTCAACTTTTTCAAAAGCTTTAATCAATTTAGGTATGCCTTCTTTAATTTGAATAGCATTAAGTGTTTCATCAACACCACTTCCAGCTTTATTAAATAATGTTTTTAACATACCCTTAACAAATCCGCCAGTTGCAAGGTCAACACCTTTTCCAAATACTGCACCCATCTTTTGTATGAGACCAGCTTTTTCAAGTTTATTTGCTGCTACTTGTGCTTTAGTTTCAACATTCTTAAGTAATTTCATTGCGTCAAGCGTGTCGCTTGTATTCATATCAAGTGCTTTAGTACCAGCGTCTGGCATTTTTTCACGTACGGTACCTTTTATACCAGAACGAACATTTTCATATGATTGAGCATTTACACTTGTTAATGGGTCACCACTTGCTTTACTGAATGCCTTAGAACCAAACTCAGAACCATATTCACGCGCTATAAGATTCATCTCATGTGCTGTGAGACCTTCGTTTTGGTATTTAGTTATCTTTTCCATTATCTTAGCTTGTGATGTTGGGTCAGATGTTTTTTCATAAAGTTCTTTTAAGTGGTCAAGAGCTGTTTGAACAAAATCTTGTTTTAATGGTTTACCACCCTTAACTTCAATGGTTTTAGTTATATCGCTAGGTTTATATAAGTCTGTTGATTTTTGAAGGGCCTCATCAACAGCGAGTGTGTTTGATTTTGCTTTAGCGTCAAGACGTGAAAACAAATCTTCAGATGATTTAATTCCTTTTGTATCTATATTTTCAAGAGCCCTTACCATTGTATCTAATTGGTTTGGTTTAGCTTGAAATATTTTACCAGCAATATCGGTCTCAGATTCACCAGTTTTTGTTATCTTTTCTTTTACTTTTTCTGCTACAGGTGCAACATTATCTTTAAATTTTTGAATTGTAGTGCGTAATACCTCTGGCGATTTAGTTGATACATCTTTTAATACAGTATCAATAATACCACCAACACGTGTTGCTGGAATACCATTTGGCGCGCCAGCTTTACCAGCAGCAACAGATAATCCTATTGTTACGAGGTTTGCAATAACTTCATCTGCGTCTGGATTTTCCATTGCAAATTTTTGAAGCTTTTTATTGTTAGAAATTTTATCAGCAAAATAATCTACTGATTTATCAACACCACCAAGTGCTTGGTGTATTACTGGAAGCTTTGATATAATTTTCATACCTGCTTCAATTGGTGAAAATACAGCTCGTATACCACCAGCTGCCTCATTTAAAATACCTTTACCAATTTGAACAGTACCCTCAATTAAATTAGGATTTTTAGCACCTTCTTGCGTTTGTTTAAATCCTTTTTTAAATTGGTCAAAAGCCTGTGGTATTATACCTTTATCTGTATTATCAGTTCCATCAGGGTTCTTTTTACCCATTGCTACATCATAACGACTTGGTTTTGGAAGTGGTTCTGGTTTATCATTAAAACCTTCAAGTTTATAACCCTTGTCTACTAGTGCTTGAATAACACGACCCGGGTCAGAACCTTTTGGTGCGTTATTTAATATTACTTTTACTTTGTCTGCTGAGAGAAAATTTTCCATATTATTTTTTCATTAAACTGTTAGCATAACTTGAAGGGTTAAGTGCTGTTCCTGATAAATCAATTCCATCCAATGTGTCAACATATTGATATTCTACGGTACCTTTTTTAACAGCTGTTTCCATTCTATCAAATAAATCATACAAACGAACTACTTCATCTTTCAATGTTTCACCGTCTTGTAATTCTGGGTTTATAGTAGTACCGGCTGATGTCATAAGTGTAACGTCGGCATTTGACATTTGTGGTCCAAAGAATTTCTTTATTGTTGGGTCTGTCATTAATGCTAAAACATTTACTTTCAACGTGTTTGCATATGATTCCAATTTTGTATAATCAGTAGAACCAACAACAATACCTTCAATAAATTTTCTTCCACCACTTCTACCAGCTGCACCATATATTTCATCATCTCCAGTAATTGATGTTGCTGTATCTTTTAAAAATTTTAATTGCCCAAGTGACTTATCAACAGCCTCTTTTGTTGCTGCACCACCAGTAGAACTAGGTGGAACCCATGTTTGTGTTTTAGGGTCCCATTGCATATCTACACCATTTATAGTTTTAACAGTTGGTGCCTCAGTTGAACCACCACCGTTAATTTCATTTGAAAGCTTTGTCTTTTGAAGTTTCTTTATTTCTAAATCAAGTCTATCTGCTTGTGAAACAGAATATTGACCAAGTGCTGTTGCGACATCTGCTGCAGTACCACCTTTACTTAGAATACCTTGCGCTTTTGTAACCAAATCTTTTGGTGCATTTGATTGTAATGCATTTATAATCATTGCATTAGCCTTGGTTTTTTCTTCAACTGTTTCGTTATACTTTCTTTCTTCCGCTTTTATTTGTGCGTCTATTTGTCTTTGTTCTGCGAGTGTAAATGCTTCTTTGTTGTCTTCATATATAAGTTTTTTGGTTTCAAGTTCGGCTTTTAGATAATCGGTTTCAGCTGCAACCTTACGTGAAGCAATAGCAGAAGCTGTATCATATCTCCTTAATGCTGAATTTTGAAGAATAGCTAAATCAGCTTGTTTTGATAAAGATGTTCTTTCAATTTCTTGTATTCTATTGTTTAATGCACCAATACCAAGACCTTCTGGGTTATTTTTTCTAAGATTTTCTGTTGTTCTTCGCACAGATGTTTGTTCAGATTCAATTTGTGATGTATATTCATCAAAATCTTTTTTGGCTATATCACCGCCTTCTTGTACAAATATTTCATCTTGCCTTTGTGATTGACCAGCTAGTTTTAATGAAGTGTCTGTTACATCTTTTAATGCCGTATCTTTAGCTGTTTTTGCCGCGTCTGTTTTTGCTTGGGCTACTTTATTTGCTTCAGTTGATGATGTTATCAAATCTGAAGCCGCGTTCGTATCTGTGGTTATTACTGCGTTTGGTAATACCATTGGTTTTGTAGGTGAAAGTGCACTAGACGTTATTGCTTGTCCGCTTTGTTCATCATACTTTAATAGTGATTGGTCCTTGATTCCCGAGTAGTCTTTTGTTACCCCTGATTTATTGACTAATCCTGTTCTTCTGTCATATGTTGTTGCCATTTGTTATATATATTATATCATATTTCTAAAGTCTATCATCTTTGAAGCGTTTGTTTCCGACCCTAAATTCCTCAATTGTTATATCTACACCATTTAATTCAACTTTGAATTGAGCAAACTTACTGTTTTTATCTAATGCCTTCTCAAAATAACCATCTCCAGTTTGAGTTGCACTTGTTATTGTATCAAATATTGACCAGTTATCACAAGAGAAATACATAACATCGTTGGCAACAGCCCATATAAATGAATCTGTTAAATTAATAGTCCAAGTACCAGCATTTTCAGATATACTTTCAATATGTGAAGACCAACCAGCACCACAACCAGCTAATATTTCAATTTCATCGCCAACTTGTGCGTCTGACATATCAATTGTTGTTGTGAATGTATTTGTATCGCTCCAAGTACCAGCATATTGAACACTTCCAATAAAACTAGTAATTGGAAATTTATATCTGTCTGTAATTCTATATTTAATTTTTATTATATCATCTGGACCAAGTGTTTTATATTTAATTGAAAGCGTGTTGTAATTATCTTCAATTCCACCAGACATTAATTTAGGTGTTATAAAATAACCTATATTGGGAAGATATGGATTTACTATATTAAATACAGTTTTTACTGTCTCAGAAGCTTTTTGAATTATATTTGCTGAAAATACTATTTTTTCTGCTTGAAAACTGTCTCTATATAATGGAGTTAATAATGCAATAGCACCACGATTTTCAGCAAAAGAATAACCGTAATCACTTATATTAAATATTTTAAGTGATTGAAAGTTACTACCTGTTCCTGTTAAGTCTATAGCAGTGCCAGCAATAGCGTCTGTATATGTTTCAGCTAATTTTAATGTTGTTGCTGAAACCTTAATACAATAGTATACTGTATTTTCTTTTAAACCAGCTAAAACAGTTCCACCACCGCCATCATACATTATTGGTGTACCTGTTACTGGTGCGGCTGATACTGTTATTATGTTTGTAGAAATATCAACATCGGTTGTGCTTATACTATCACTTGTTATGGTTGTAAAAGATGGACCATATATACAATTTAAACCACTTTCAGGGTTATATCTCCAAACACCACCGGGAAAATTAGGTGAAAATTTCTTTGTACTTTCTTCAATTTCAGAATCAAGTCTTATATATATATCCCTATTATCAACAACCATTCCAGTACAAGATACATTGCTGTGGTCATTTTGAGCGTCCGCCCAATTAACATTCATACTAAATACAGGTAAAATACCTAATTCTGTAAAACCACCACCATTAAATTGTAGTAATTGACCGCTGCTTGTAATTAATGCAAATGATGAAAGATATTTTCTTATTGAAAATACTTCATGTGTATTAACACCATATATACCATTATGTGCACTTGAATTACCGTCCCATAAAAACATTTTACCTTCACCACCAGATATATGTCTTGTGCCTATTGCCGCTATACTGTTGTTTACAGCAATAGATGTAACTTGATATTGAGCTGGAAGTGTTAAAATTACATCTGTAACCCAAGATGTGTTTATCAAATAAACCTTATTTGCGTTTCCAACCAGTAATGAATTATGATATTCAAAATTTTCAAGTGTTGTTGGAACACCAGATGTAATTGTCTGAGCTATACTTGTCCAAACTGTTGCAGCGGAACGATATTTTATTGCAGTACCATCTGAAATTACTTCAGTTGCATTAAAAAATATACCACCTTCTTCAATACTTGGTGATGGTGAGTTGGTATCAGTTGCTATATCTGTAATAGTTGAAAAACCTATTAATGATGACCTAAAAACTTCTTTTGATATAATATTTAAACCATTATCAGCAACAAACATTGCGTCTGCTGTATCAAAATCAGCGTCATCATTCTCGGTCATTGGTGCAATTGTTCTATGCGCTAACTTTATATAACCTTGTGTTGAAAGGTCTATGTTTTTTGAAGCATAAATATCACCCATTAAATCATTGATGTTTAATTGCTTTATATCTTTTGTTTGTGGGTTTGGTATTATATAAGTCATATTAGTATACTTGTGCGTATTGTACGCCCACACCAGCGTCTGTTATATCAACGGGGTTTATGCCGTCTGTTGTTAATTGAAACGTGTCTGCGGTTGCATTAAATATAAAATAAGTAACTATTAAACTGTCTAACCCAGCTGGTAATGTATCTGTTGTATAAAATACTACATTATTTCCATCATTAAAACCATGTCCAATTGAATGACATGTATCTGTTGCTGCAACCGCTGTAAACCTTTTAAGTGGATATGGAAGTTGTTGTAAAAATCTTTGATTCAAATATCGTATAAATATATTTTGGAAAGTATTACCACTAACACCACCCTCAAATGATATATCACCATCCCACATTAAGAAACCACGTTTAACAAAGGCTTCAACAATTTCTTTTGGAATTGTGCCTGCAATTTTAAGTGACTCAACTATATTTTCAAGTTTTTTAACTTTGGATTCAAGCTCAATTATTTTATTTTTATTTTCGTTTTCCATTATGATTTAAGTTTATTAATCCATGTTGAAATATTTTTTTGTATATTTTGTGATGTAGCTGAGTTCTTTGATATATTTGCCATTGTTGATATGGCTGATTTTGAAGCAGCTGTCCATAATATAGATATACCATTTATTAAACCACGCACTGAAAATCCAGTTAATGTAAATGTTCCAAGTGTTGCAAATACTTTGCTTGCCCTTGGAAATAATGCCGTTACACCCGTTAATGTAAATGTACCTAATGCTGCAACTATTTTTCTACCTGCACTAAAAGCAACATTAATACCAGTTAAAATAAATTCCCCAGTATTTGCAAACACTTTACTTGCTCTTGGAAATGTTACATTAATACCGGTTAAAGTAAATTCACCAAGTGAAGCAACCATTGTTCTAACACTATTTATAACAGCGTCATAACCGGTTAAAACAAATTCCCCAACACTAGCAACCAATATATAGCCAATTCTTAATATGGAATTTATTCCAGTTAATGTAAATGTACCTAAATCCATAATAATTTTTCTTGTTGAAGTTATAGTTGCATTAATACCGGTTAAAGTAAATTCACCAAGTGAAGCAACCAATCTTTTACCATATCCAAATACAGCATTATAACCAGTAAATATAAACGTACCAACAACTGTAGTCATTTTTATTCCAATTTTTAAAACAGTAGAAATACTTGTTAATGCAAATGTACCAACTGTAGCAATAATTTTGATTCCTCTTTTCAAAGTTGAAGCTATTCCAGATAAAGTGAATGTACCGAGTGCACCAGCCATTGAATATGCACTTGAACCTGGTGCTATAGCCACCAACAAACCAGTAAGTCCATCTGTGCTAGATGTTCCAACACCAACTGTTACATTTCCGGTTGCTGTTGAAGCAGAACGAACACCACTATGCCATACACCATATGTTGTGTCAGCACCAGCAGTGTTGTTTGCTGTAAAGTCTAGTGAAAAAGTTGGGTCACTTGTTGCCATGGAACAAGTTGTAAATGTATTATCATTTGCTAGTTTAGCAAAATATGCAAACATACAATTTGCGGCCGGTGTAACAGCTGAATCTAGTGTCCCAGATGTTTCAGAAATACTACCGGTTCCAGTATCATATGCTGAAATTGGAGTAGTTTGATGTGTTCCAGAAAAAGCAAGCAAGCAATAATATACAGTTGCCCCCTTGAAATCAAAAGTATAATATCCATTCGTTATATCCGTAGCAGTAGCTATTTTCCAACAAGCAAATTGATACTGCCCCCCGGTAGCTTCTTTTACAATAAGTGTAGAGCCAGATGGTGCAGTCCAACCAGAATCTCCACCTTGGTTAGTTTGCATATGGAGAATTAATAAATCGCCAGCTTGTGTTCCAGCTGGAAGTGTTATATTTACGCTACCATATGTTCCCCATACTGCTGTTGTTTTTCCCCTAAATGCTACTGCCATAATTTTAAATACTTATTCTTGCTTTATAGTAATAAGTATTATAAAGCAAAGTAAGTATTTAAGCTATTGTCAAGAAACCGTTTGTTGGGTCAAAGTCAATAGTGAATGTATCACCGTCTTGCAATGTGATTGAAGAACCATAATCATAGTAAGCGATAAGTTCATCGTTGGTTGCAGTATCGTCATAGATATATACATACCTAAATGGGCCAGTTGTACCACCAGAAGAAGTTAATACAAGGTCTGCAAGTACAAGTTTATATGTTCCAGTTGTTTGAGCAGAAGACGAAATCGTTAAAGCCCTTGATGACAAGTTTGTATATGCTACTTGTGTAAGTTCTGAGAGTTGTGACCAAGTTGATGTATGTGCTGTGTTTGTTAAAGCTACAACTAATGAATCAGAGCCAAGGTTAAATGTCTTCTCAGCTAACTTTTCTACGAAACTATTTATTTTTACGAATGTTGACATTGTTTTTTATGTTAATCTTTTAATTTTTACGACCTTATACACTGTTTACTGGACATGCTGTTATTCTAATTTGTACGTCACGTTCTCTACGTGCATAATACTTTCTCATAGCAGCCTCCATTGTAATCATATCATTGTATAAGTCATTTTTGTTTTTTAAACTATTTCTACAAGCATATTTATATGAAGCAAACAACACAAGATATTCATGGAATAATCCAGCAAAGCCGGGTTTCTTTGTTGTATCAGATGTTATAAAGAATGAACCCTCGCGGTTTATATATACCTTAAGACCATCTTCTAAATCTGCCGCCACCGTATATACACTTGAATTTGGAATTGGGTCTAAGAATAATCCATTTGCTGTTTTGTCATAAATATCTGGCACACCAGCAACATCTACACCATCATAAAACGGTGTACCGTCTGTATCTGATTGTGCGTCAACCGGTCGTATTTCTTTATACAAACCACCCGGTTGTTTAACCATTACCTTATATATATCTAAAATAAGGTTTCCATTATTGTCAGTTAAAAATGCATAATCTCTTTGTCCAGAAACTAAGTCAGTTGTAATTATTGGATAATCACTTGTATGGTTTGTGTCATCCCATTGCCATGTTCCATTAGATGTAAATATAATAGACCATGCTTTATCAAGTCCTAGGTTAACATCAGCTGTTAAATCTGCTATTGGATAAGAAACAGTATTTGATTTAACTGTTCTATGTATCGCTGCTTGAATTTGTGTGAAGTTTAATGACATAATAAGAGGTTAATTTCCTCATCCCAGTTCACCAACCTAACAACATTGTTAAATTGATGAAATGAGGGAGTAAACTAGGCGACTAGAATGTCAAACAAAACTGGAACAGTCTTATTCCAAGCTTTGAAGGCAAAGTCTACACGCATGATTACTGCAACTGCTGAGAGTGCACCATCTGCGGTAGCTGGTTCGCTATCTACAACTACTTGTCCATAGGTTGACTTAACAATACCTACATGGAATACTTTCTTTACACCACCAAACAAGTGGCCAGCGGCAATTTTGTTTGAAGAGTAATGTTCAACACCCATGTATTTGAAACCTTGTGAAGTACCATCTTTAAGCGCACCATCTGCTGTGCTAAAGCCTTGTGCTTGAGCATAAGCTTCTAGTTTCTCAAAGTCTGCTGGTCTCCAAACGATAAATACACCGTTTCTATCCATCAAAGCTTCACCGTTTGCTTCACGAATTTCCCTCTTGATACCACGAATAATGTCATCAATGTTGCTTTCAGAAACTGTTATGTTTCCTGCGGCGCCACCAATAGAAGCATTATCAAAGTTGGTCCATTGAGCGTGTTCTGCTAACATCGCTGTCTCAATAGCTTCGTTCAAAAGGACTGCTTGATTACTTGCGAGCTCCATTTGTTTTACGAATGTTTGCTGTGCAAGGTCAGCGCGGTCAATTTGCTGTGGTAAAATCTTTCCAGTACTAATAGTAATACTGTCATCAGTAATAACAACAGCTTGATGAGTATATGCTGTGTCTCTTGTCAAAGTTTGAACAGTTGGGTCAGTGATGTATGGGTTGTGCAATACACGAGTATCGGTATATTCAACCTTACAAATTTCTTTCCACTTGTTATTCTCTGCAAGACGTTCTTGGGCCTTTACCGCCCATTCCTCTGCGAATATAATTGTGTTCATTTAATAATTTATTATTAATGCTAACTGAATAAATCATCAAATGATTATAAACTAATATTTGGGAGCGACTGGAGTATCTGTAAATTGGTTCTTTCCAGATTCGGCTTTAATACGAGCGTTAACAACTTTTTGTCTTAATTCCCTTTGGTCTTTAGGAGGAAGTTCACCTTTGGCAATCCAGTATTCAACCGTATTGCTTGCAGAGTTATTTCCTTTCTTATTACCCTTAGGAACCGCGTCAGCAGTTGCCTTATCTTCTCGTATTTCTTTAAGTTCAGCTTGGAAGAATCTACTTCCTACAACTTCATCTAAAGATTTGCCTGTACTTTTCATTACCTCTTTTACAAGTTCCATCTCGTCAGTTTCCTTAATGCCATTAGCAATTAAGAAAGCTTTTTGTCCATAGTCTAAATCATCTGACTTCTTGCTAGACTTTTTGTCAGGCTTTGTTTCTCCAAGTGGTTCAAGTCCTAATTTCTTACGAGCTTGATTAGTTTGGCGTAACAATCTAGCGGCCTTAGCCTCAGGGGTTTCAACAGGCTTTTCATCCTTGTCTTCTGGTTTATCCTTTTCAGGGTCACCATCTTCCTCTTCTTCTTCAGTTTCTTCGGCGTCAATATCTTCAACGTCTTCTACTTCTTCTACACCTGCTTCATTTTTGTTCATAATGATAAATGTTTTTAGTCATTCAGTGGGGAATGATACCGCTAATAAATAATTTTAAGGTAGAAAATTATAACCGTTGCTTTCTATATTATATCGCACTATAAAAGTGCATATAATTTAGTCTGGTACTACCGCTGCAACTACAGCTCCTATTGCGGAATATCCATGTGCCATCCAACCAATTGTATTGTTGATTTTAACAACTTTAACAACTTCGGTGTCTGTACATAAATATTCTTTTGTACCATCACAATCTTCTGAGTTAATTTCTTCTGCGCTTGAAGCTGGTGTTCTTAATTCAAAGTTACCACCTGCTGAGCAAAGAATAGTCAATTCAAAACCATCTGGGACCTTTGCTAGTGATGGAAGAACGATAAAGTCGTTCGCGTCATTAGTAACTGCTAAAACCTTAACTTGCTTTACACCGGGTTGAATTGTATTTCCAACACCTTGTGCTGCAGCTGGTTTTACAGACTGGGTCTCAAAGAAAACATATTTATACGTTGGGTTTAAGTGATTTGCACTGTTCATATATTTAATCTCCGTTAAACTAATAATTAAATGTTTGTTGAGATTTTAAACTCACGACCTTATTAATCATAAACTACAGTCAAATCTGCTGCTCCACCAATTGTTGCATAAAGAGATGTATCAAATGCTAATTGACCCATGTCAATTTCTCTTTCTGTTGCACCAAATGTTATCAATCCACCAACTTTTCTTCCGTTTGCACCAGTACCGCCAGCCATCACTGTTGATGTCCATGAGTAGTTTGCTAAAGCTTCAGTTGTTGTAATTGAATTACCACCTGTTCCAACTTTCTTTGCTACAATGGTTTGTTCTGTGTTTGTATTTATCGTTGCATATACGTCCGCGTGTGGATATGTTCCAGTAGAATAATCTGTTCCGGCTATTCCAGAAGCATTTATCGCAAGTTTTACCTTATCAAGAAATACCGCCTCAGATGTTACCCATAATATTTGGTCTGCAATTGCTGCGGCCCCAAGTGATTCAGATAATTCAAGAACTGCTGTATATGTTCTTCCGTTAATTGCGAATTGTGCACCAGCTGTTGTAACACCGGGATTTGAAGCACCAGTACCACCACCTAAAGTTGTATCAGCCCATGAACCATTTGTAAATGTTTCAGTTGTTGCTACAGCATTTAATGATGTGCCGGGTACTCTTCCTCTAATTGTCAATGTTGTTGCGTCTTTTGCAGTTGCTACTACTTGTGTATGTGCAACTGTACCTGCAAAATAGTCTGTACCATCTCCAACACCAGTTCCATTTATTGCATTATAAAGATTTGCTATAAATCCTTCAGCATTATCACCCATTGCAACGTCGTTAACTTGTACTGGGACAGCCATTGCTCTATAAACCTTTGTTCCAATTGTAATAGTTTCCTCTTCAACAACAACACCTGTACTTGTAAATACAGATACTGCATGTGAAGCTGGGACCATTGCACCAGCGGATGTTAATACAGATGTTGCTGCTGCACCACCTTCACTACCATCATAAAATTGAACTGTACCATTTGTATGGTTGTTTATTACAAACTTTCTTAATCGTCCAGAACTATTCTTGATTATTCCACTCTCAGTAACATTTTTATATTTGTATGTTTCCATTTTATATTGCTACATTACCCAGAGGCTCAACCACTTCCCCTTTGTTCTTAATCTTTGATAATTCCGTAAAACCAATTTCTACCATCTTTGCACCCTCAAAGAATGCCCTTAAATCTGCTCCTAATTCCTCATTTGATATAACACCATTTTGGGTTTGAGCAACCATTACTAATGCTGCATTCAACATTGGGTTTGCTGGTTTATCAGGTTCAAGTTTTCCTTGAGAATAAATACACTTTAGAATAACCTTTTTAATTGCCTCAAATAAAACCTTATCTTGGTTAAACAAAGCAATTTTATCTTGTTCTACTTTTGATAAAAAATCCATAATTTATAATTATTTATTAACTACTTCCGCTGCGCCGACATTTGCAGCTGGATTTACTTCATTCTGTACCATTTTAGGTGCAGGTTTAGTAATATCTGTAAAATCTATTGCTGACATTCCTGATTCCTCAAACAATTCGTTAACTGCTTTACCAATTCCAGGCATTGTCTTAATAGCTTCGGCATTTGCAATAGCGAATGTGATAACCTTTGTTATGTTGTCAGCGTTCTTAGCCATAGCTCTTTGTTTACCAGTGATGTTTACAAATACTTCAACTGGAATATCATTCAATTCACCTTGCATGATTTCAAAGAATCTACGTGTACCTTTCTTCATGAAGTTATCTTTTAAGATTTGCTTCATCTCGTCTCTTTCTTCAGCGGTTGTTATCTTACCTTTAATGAAAGCTTCTTTAATTTTTCTGTTTACTTCATTTTCTGCAATCTTTTCTGCAACTTCTTGCATTTCATCAAGTGAAAGTTCTTCTGAGAATTTCTTTCCAGCATTCATTTCGCGAACTAGATAACCTAAAATCCAGTCTCTGTATAATACATCAGCTACAAATGTTGCAATCTTACCTTGTCTCCATTCATGAATACCATTCCCCTCTTGAACAATAAGGTCTTGAAGTTTAAATGGTGTACCTGCATTTGGATTCTTACCGAGAGAAGCTTCTGAAGCTGAGCCAAGTGTTCTAGCGTCATTTTCTTGTTTAATCTGATGATTAGTGAATGACGTTATGTCTCTTGGTGAAGTATCAACCTTACCAAATTGTTTACTTGGACCAATTTTTAATACAGTATTAGTTTTAAGGTTGGTTAACTTTTGATTTGCTAACTCATCATCGTCTGAGTAGAACAAATTTAATGCTGCTGCGTCAAGCATTTCCTTAATACGAATAGCTGAATAGTTATTCCAAACTTGTGGTTCAAACAATGTTTCAACAATTGAACGGCCACAAGCACGTCCAAATACTGGTTTTAATACCAATGCTTTAAATATCGGTTTCTTCTCTCTTGCTTTAAATAACGTTATACCGCATTTCTTTCCTTTATCATTTGTATAGAATGTAACAATATGAATTTGTGGAAGATAATCATCTGAGCTTCCACCTTCAAACAACCATGATTCCTTAAACATTCCATGGACCTCATATACTTCTATATATTTTCCCGGCGTCTTAGCTTCTTGGTCATTAGCCATTGACACAACTTTCTGTGCCTCTGCCATTGTTATAGCTTCGTCAATTTTATCATCATTCCATTTACCTTTAAATTCAAGCAAGTCAGCAATAGAATAAAAATGTTTCAATGCTAATGGACCACCCAATACATTTGTTTGGTCACAAAAAGCAATAGACTGAAGTTTAACAACCTCAGGTCTTATATTGTTTACGTTCTTAATAAGCGCTAAATCATAAACAATTGAGCTGTCAACTAACTCATCAATGAAAGTATCAATCTCATATTTGCGTGCCCATTGTGGGTGATATTTCTTAATTAAGAAACTTTTATAATAATTATCTGAATCATTAACAAAAGGTATAATGTCTTTAACATCAAAACCTTCTGAACGAGCTGCAACGTTTAAAATAGGTGTAACCAAATCTGAATATGGTCTTGTGCCATCATTCTTCCCAGAGTGATACCAGCCGTTTGCAACATTTGTACAACGTTCAATATGTTCATGCATATTCCATTCAACTGAGCCAGTGACTGGTACACGAACAGTTTTAAATGAAGCCTCTTCGTCAATTATATATTTATAAATGTCTTGTTGTTCCATATTATTTGAATATCATGTGATTCAAAAAGAAATTCATATATATTTTATTTCTGAATAACTGTTTTGCGTCGTTAACGAATAAAATCTTTTCAAACTTTTTACCGCTTGAGTTTTCAATATTAATATGAACCTTTGTCTTTACAAATTGTGGTGCGGCTGAAAGAATAGATTCTTTTAAATCCATTGTTTCAACCTCTGTTATCTTATCGTTCACACCAATTTTTAATAAATATTTAGGTGCCTCTAATAGTTTTTGTTCTTCTGCCATGTTGTTTATATTATACTATGAATTAAAAGTGCTAAATTGCAGGGTTGCTTGGTTCATTTTCTCCAAGTCCCGGATATTTCTTTACAACCTTTTTTGTTGCGTAGTTTCTCATCTGCCAAGCTATTGCTAGTGCCACAACTAAGTCAAAATGTCTTGTAGTGTCTCTTGGGTCTGGCTCACGGTCAATTAAATCATTACGTGTATAAGCCTTACATTCATCTATGAGCTCTTGGTCGTTTAAATCAATAAGTCCAGCCTCAATTGCTTCAGCTAATGAACTCATCATCTGATTCTTTGTAAGACTATTAGTGCTCCAACCATAGGTAGTTGGCGTAGCATATCCTATTTTTGTTTGTTTACCCGGTGTTAAAAACAAATTAGCCCCAAGTAGTTTTGCTTTAAGAACAGCTTGGTCATATTTATTGTTCTCAATTGCAACAAGACAACCACCAAACTTATTTGCTTCATTATAAACCTCATTACCAAATGCCTCAGGGAGAATCATGTTTGAATGATAAGTCCCAACCACGCGAGCGGGTACTGTATCAAAATCAATAAATACAGATGTTGAACTGTCTAAACCAACACCACCAGCGACATCGTTGCCACCAGCATATCTATGTAATGGATTATATTCTTTAAATAATTTAAACCCACCAATTTCCTTAATGGGTTCAATAGCAACCTGTTCATCAAGTTTTGAACGGTCAAAGTAGATATCTTTAGAAGCGTCTGGTTTACAAAGTCTTTCACCTTCAAAATCAATATCTGTCTTTTTCATTATTTCAATATCTTCCATTGAATATCTATCCCATGTTATTTTACCATTTTCTATAATAGGAATAACAAGCACAACTTTTCTTGGTGATAATTTAGTTTTAATTAAATCATGAACATTGCCTTGCTCACTAACATAGTTACAAGTATAAACACAACCACCACCTTTTTGAAGACCAGTACGAGCTTCTTCCATGTTCTCTTTTATTGTTCTAGTCTTGGTAACAGACCTGAGTGTTGTTCGCGTCTCAAAGTCGTTAAACCATAAAAAGTCTGGTCTGGATTCTTCTTGTTTTGCTCCACGTTGTGCTGTACCAACAGTGTCTGCAACACATTTAATACCATTATGAGTTGTAAACGAACTCATTCTTTCTTCACGTTTAAATTTAGAAGCTTCAAATGGGTTGCCATAAATCTTGGTTACAACTGGATTAACCAACATATTATATATATCTGTAACCGTTTGCTCAGCATTTGTCCCATCATCAGATAATACTTTAAAATACTTTCTAAAATGTTCTGTATCGTTTAATATAGCAAAAGCAATAAACAATTGTGTCTTTACATCTTTACCAGCACCACGGAATGCAGCGTCTACAAATTGGTCAATCTCACCTTTATATACCTTTAAATTATTTAGGTTTATATCATTATGAAATGGAGCGTCTGGTGATTCATGATAATTAGGAAAAAGCTTGCGAGACCACAAGTTAAACTTTAAAAGAATCTTTTCGTTAGATTCTGATACATTAAATTGAAAAAGTGCTAGTTTCTCTTTAATGGTTCCGTTATTAAGTATTTCCTTTATTTGGTCCATCTAAAAATTCATCTAAAGCCTTATCAGACTTTTCTTTTGATTGTTTATCTGGAATTAAGTCTTTACCATTTAAACCAGTTTGTTCTATACCCTCTCTATAACCATGCTTTGATAGTAAAACCTTTGCAATTGTTGGATTATAATCACCACTGAGACCATTCTCCATAAGCATTCTAGCTTGTTTATGCCTTAACTTCTCCATAATGCAGAAAAACTCAGGATAAATCTCTTCCCAGTTATATAATGTATCTCTTGAAACATCTAAATATTCTGCTGCACCCTCTATTGTTGGAAGATGTACTTTAAGCTTTCTACGAAACATTTCTGTTCCCTTTAAAGATACAGCCGAAAGTAATTCAACTTCCTCATCTTCCGCATTATCAATATATCTTTGAAGTTTTTTGCATGTCTCTTCTCCTTGATAATCTGTTGGTCTGCCGCAAACACATAAATCTTTAGTCTTGCTACATTTACCACATACTTCTTTTGTTTCTATTTCATTCATTTTAATATTTAAAAATTGGACACCCTTACTGAATCACGCTCCCCCTTACCCCCATTGTAAAAATGTTGATAAGACGGTGCTGGTTGAATCTTCTGACACCCCCACGTCACCACATGCTTGCTGGACTTTTTAAGTGCTATCCAGCTCTAACCCCCTCACTTGTAAACCATTATAACATGCTTTAAAAGTGCTATTTCTTTATATCCTGTTCATCAACCGATAACCTATTTATTATATTCTTTCTAGCCCTAGTTATTGTTATGTGTGCACTAAAACCACATTTTCTATTACATGTGCCATCTGTAATTGGACATATCTCTTTTTTCTTTATATCAGTCATATTTTTTAATTAGTATATCAAATGCTTCACTAAGTGTAATAATATCACCATAAAGGCCAGAGGACAAATTTGACGCACATTCAATACAAAGCTCGCGTCTCTTACTTGGGTCTATTATTGAATCAACTTGCTTCTTATATGCTTCCATTTCCATATCTAATCTAAATTGATTATCATTTAAAAAATTGTCTACCCAATATTCAAGACCTAAATTTCTTTGTTGTTCTAGGTGTACATTCTCATGAATAAGTAAATCATCTGTTAGTTTGCTATTAGTATATATATCACCATCATATGCAAATATTGTATATTGATTGATTGGAAATTTAGCCTTATAACGTTCCATTAATGGAAACTCATTTTGTGGTTTAATCATAATATAACTATATCATGTTATAAAAGTGCATAAATACAAAAAGCACCTTTTTGGGGTGCTTTAGGCCAACTTACGCAATGGAATTTATAAGTATATTATGTTTGCCATGGAAGCCAGTAAACTAATTATATCATAGGTTAAAAATCTCTATTTTTTACCCAGAATTTAATACTAGCAGTTCCAAACATTCCATTCCAAATGTGAGCTACTAACCATTTTCCAATTATCTCAACATCAACTATTTTAACACTTGGGTGCAACATTGATTTGAGATAAGCATAAGCGTTTGAATTAATTGATTTATTTTTAAACATATTTTGGTTTTGGTAATACTAAATCTCTACCTAATAATATATTCTCATAAGCCTCAACCTTACCAACAGTTAAATTATTTTTATCTATATTTTTTTCAAGTTCAATAATTTTCTCTTCGGCTTCTCTTAATTTTTTTCTACTATTACCTTCTTTCTCACGTATTTGACTTGGCGAATCAGTGAAGTTATAAGCCTCTTCATTAATCAATGAATCACTATCTTCACAAGAAGAATTATACCATTGAACCAAACTATCATCAAAATAAATATCTATATCACTACCTTCAATATAATCTATTTTAATTTGCCCTATAACCAAAGACCCGCCATTTTGTCTTATTATGTTTCTTAAATCCCCAACAGTTTTAATATTCATATGATTTTATTTCTTTATTAAGCTCTTCGTTTTTTTTAACATCATTCTCACTACATTCATTATTCTTCTTAATTTCCTTATTTAATTCTTCAACTTTTTCTTTAGCAAACTGTTTAAACTGTTTACTATTCTTATCAACAAACTCTATAAAACCAACTTCTTGAACAGAATATTTAGCTGGAGAATTTATAAGGAATGGTATTTCAACCGAAGCCCATTTTTGATAACTTTCCTTACTTAATTTATCAGCAGTAAATTCAGCTTCTTGTTTTGTTAATGCTATTCCAATAACTTCTTGATAACCATAACTACGTATTCCACCATTTTTAATTACTAACCAAAATTTTGTATTATACATTATTCTTATTTTTTAATTTTAATAAATAACGACGATTATATTCTTGCTGCTTTAATTTATTATTACCTTTGTAATACCAAATCCTTTTGTTTTTTGATTGACATGGTTTACATGAATAATAAGTTATTTTTTCACTTTTACCACTATGAACCATTAATTCCCCTTTACTTGTTCCACAAAACCTACATTTCTTTTCTTCGCCTTTATGAACACCAATTGTTTTATTCATTAGATAAATTCTTAGGAAGATATATTTTCTGCTCGCCACCATGTCCATCACTCATTAAAACATATAATCCTTTATTATCCTGTAATACATCATTGACAGTACGACCACCCCTGTCATCAAGCCACTTTTTTTGTTTATATGTTATATTCATATTTATTTTTTATAAATTTCATAACCTAAATCACGCATTTCAGAAATTATATCATTTGCTTCTTTTAATTTTTCTTCTAAGTCTTTTATTTCTTCTTTTAATTGTTCAATTTCTTCTTCCATTTTATCTACAATTATAATTAGGGGCTACATAATGATTACCAAGTTCGTCCCAGCAATAATCAATAGACATGATTTGCTGCTCTTGATAATTAAACCACTTAAACAAAAGCATAACACTAAATACAATTACTAATCCAAGAATAAAGAACTGAATAAACCTAACTGACCTTGTTGTTCTTTTACCACTATCCCAACAACAATCAGCACATGGTGAATCCTCATCACAATAAAAATTTTGATATGGACAATTATTCATAATATTCTATAATTTCTCCTACTGTAATAAATCCGACCGCAAACCCAAACATGAACAAAAGAATTTGTCCGTAGACTGGCCCGTAAGCCATCAAAATCAAATCTATAGGTCCCATATTAATATTCTTTAATATCTTCTGATAATTCTATATCACGGTTACTGCCGACTAAACAGACAACAATGAAATAGTCTTTATTATCTTTCCACTCTCTTTCAACTTCTTCGGCTCTTTCAAATGGCACATTACGAGCATTAATTGCAACACCTTTTCCACTCATTGCAACTAAATAAACATTAAATTTTTTATTCGTTTCCATATAATACTTTTTCTAAGATTTTTAATGATACCGACCCAAGCCAATTATCAAACAAATCTTCACAATTATCTTTTATTATTGGAATACCACCATATTCTTTAAGACTAACAAAATATTCCTGTAATTTATTTTCTTGGTCAATATCTAAATTTTCAATTATACGTTCAACTACAATTTCTTCATCTATTTCCTCGCCAGAACCAAGACAATTAGCACACTTTTCACTTCCTACCGGTGCCATATGTGGTTCACCAGCCCATACAGTTTCCATTACAGAAACTTCACCAACACCATTACATTCTTCGCATAATTTAGCTTTTTTTAATTCCATACTTAGATTTAATTATTTTATTAATGCGATACACAGCGGCCAACAAATCATCTACATATGGCGACATAGTATCATGACTTAAGACATACTTGACCAAAGTATTCTTTATAGCACCAAGTTCTTCTCTTTCTTTTTTGGTTATTCTAGTCATGTTGTTTTTGTCTTATTACTTCTTTTGAATAAGTTCGCGACCCAGTACAACCAATTTCAATTGCTTTTCTTTTCCAAAATTTATTATGTCCATGTTTTGGCATAAGTGCATGTGCTATTTCATGAAGTATTGTATTTGTAATGTGTTCTTGATTATTTAATTCAACAAATGTTGGTGATAATCTTATAATCTTTTTATTATAATTACAATCACCAGCACGACCAAATTTTCTATTATTCTTAATCCAAGCAAATACCCAATTATTAAGTCCGTGTTTTTCCATAAGTTTTAAAGCATGTATTTCTGTATTTAATTTTTTTTCTTGTGTTAACATTGTTTTATACTTTTTATGTTACCAATAATACAGTCACCATATTTTGCTTTTGCTTTTGTTGTAGAGTATAGTGGGACCTTACGACCTAGTGCTAACTGACCTTTAACATATTCAACTTGCTCATCATTTAAATCGTGTTCTTGAGCTGAAACCATGAAGTTATTTTCTTTTTCAATTTCTAATATGTATTTCATACTATTTCTTTTTATTATCTTTAATAATTCCGGCCGCTAGTAAACTTTGACAATATCTTCCAAACCAACCTTGCAATCTGTAAGCTAAACCAGTATCATGTAAATATTGCCATGCTCTTGTCTTCTGTTGTGTTGTGCCACTAATAAAACCTTCTGCTAAACCAACCGCTTGAAACTGGTCCATTTGTTTTCCTTTTTTCATATTATTTGTTTTCAGTTATTTTTTTAATATACATACAAGTGTACATATCACCATTCCATTCAAGTTCATAATCAGTATCTCTTAGATTTTCTCTTATTATTTGTGCAATTCTAATTGCATTAAAACAATTTTTCTTATTCATTTCAGATTCAAAACTTATTTTACCAGCACTATCTCCACCTTGATTACCAGCTGTGTTGCCTTGAATTTGATAATGAGTATTATTTAAACCATAACAACAACTACATTCACCCTTTTTATAAAAGTAT